AGCAGGCAGGTGAGCGCCCCACTCGTAGTCATCAAAAGCTAAGATACCTCCGGACTTGAGCAAGTCCCACGATAGTTCAGCATCTATCAATGCCGAAGCTGCAGTATGGTCTGCATCTACGTAAATAAAATCAAATGGTTGTGAGCAGGTGAGAAGATACTTAAACGTAGTCATCTTACACTTGATTGTACGTCCGTTAATCTTCTCATCATAGACACGCTCAACGTCAGAAAAATCCATCTTATGATGTACCTCTTCATCCGATCCTTCCCACGTATCTACATCTACAAGAACAACATCTTTGATGTTATCTAGCATCCATAAACTGGCATCTCCGGTGTATGCACCAAGCTGCAAGAAGGTCAAATTCTCTTGACCCGCTAATGGAATTAGGAAGCGTTCAAAGTTAGGCTGAGCAGTCTGAGCAAACCAATTAGGATATTCGCTCAATCTTTACCCCACCCTGTTCCCTTGAAAGAGATAGTAGGCGCAGTCCATATGCGCCGAAACTCATTATTACAAGCAGTGCAAATATATGTATCTTCCGGATCACTCATCTTGCGTTCAATCTGGCGTACATCACCGCAACCTGGACACTCGTACTCATAGATCATAACTGCACGCCCTCCTCTATAGGCAAGTAACCTACTAACTTATCAACCTTACCGCTTCTACCAAACTCAGTACTAGCAGGTAGGTATTTCACTTCCCATACTGGCTCTGGTACGTCCATCAAATCAAAAGAAAAAATACCCAAGGGAGTCGAGTTAATATAGAACGGTATCAAGTCACGCTCAGCTGCTTGAGTAATCAGCTTGCGATATTTCATCTCCTCTATCAGTAGCGTGGGATAATGTGTGTACCTACACTTGAGTTCGATGTAGTGTCCGGCTTGTGCTGAGATACAATCGAAGGCATCATAGATACCAACCGACTTCTCTAAGTCAGGGTATAAATCTGCTTTAAGATACTCAAATAGTTCTGCTTCTTTCATTTGAAAGGGGACGCTCCCCCCAGATTATCAATCAACTTACGTAGTGAGTGAGCGCACCTGCGATCTGCAGTTGAGATAGCACACTCTAGTAAGCCTGCAATCTGTTGCAAAGTAAAACTATCGTGATGACGCAGGCGCAGTAAGGTCTTATCTTCTTCATCTAGCATCAAGTAAGCCTTCTTAATATCAATAAGAATCGCTAACAAGTTACCGCCTTCAGCCGGAGAGGACTTACCTCTAGGCTGGCCATCTTGAATCATCTGTTGCGCTTGCTCTAAGACTGTACCATCTAGCACTGATGCAATAACAAAGGGAAGCAACTGACCTACGGTTGCCTTCTCGTAGTAGGCTTCATCGCTAATCTGATAACCAGACTTGGCAGCTTTTTCTTTTATTACATAGCGCTCTGCAACACGTAACATCTGCCACGCTATGCGTTGCTCATTGTGTTTGCGTTTATCAGTATCTAACTCTGATAATTCTAATTCAAGGTGAATCTTGCGTGTTACCGACCAAGCAAGTATCTCTTGTTTGATGTCGCTAAACTCTGCAAAGTTTTTATACCTACGATAAACGGTACCAGCTACCGAGTGCGCCAGTTCATAGATGACCTGATCTAGTTCAATCATTTTCCTGCACTTCAGGCCATACGCCATCTAGTACCATCATTGCAATAGCTGAGTAGTTCAATAAGTCCAAGAAAGAATCACGCAACGACTCATTGCTTGGCTTAACACCAGAATCTAATAAATTATTTATGCGTGCTATCTTGTCCCACATACGTACACGCAAACCATTAAGTGGTCCACCCGGTGAGTGAGCAATATTCTTTGGGCCGTAGTCGTGATGCTTACGCACCAGTAAGTTGCCTGCTTGATCCATAATACGCCAGACATCAGAGATGAAAGCATCGTTTACCTTGTTGGTATAGGGCGTAATAGTATCGTCTCTGTTTCCATATTGATCTCTAAGATGTGAAAGCCCATATGCTGCAAAGTCTGTAGCATCGTGTCCCACTCCTGCTTTGTCATTGTCATACATTAGACTCTCCTATAAGTAGTGCTCTAGTAGCATCTGCTCCTCGTGCCAAGTAGTAATCATTGATGTCCATATTAGGTGGAAGTGTAACAATAACTGAGTTCATCACCTCGTTAGCCACACGCTTAGCAAACTCTGCGCCGGGGTTAGAACCATCTTCTTTAACATCATTATCGCCAACAACAAAGACAGTCTCATAACCGCCAAAGAGTTTCGGGAAGTGCGGCTTCCAAGCTGCAACACCCGGTACTCCTACTGCTGGAATACCTAATACACCACTAGTAATAACAGTATCTAACTCACCTTCACAGACCACGATATGTGGTGACATAACAGTTACATCAGATACGTTATACAAGTGCGCCTTCTGTCCCGTAGGACTGCCATACTTAGGCTTGCCATCATCTAATCTGCGGAACTTGAATCCCACACAAGAACCGCTAGCAGTAATATAAGGAATAGAGATCCAACCTTCATACATCTCGTGACCATTAATCGGTTCGACAATACTACCGATTTGATAGAGCGCAGCAACCGCATCAGAGATCCCACGTTCTTCTAGCACGTTTAACGCCTCTGGAGTTATTGCCTGAGCGTATCGCTGCGCCGCTTCCAGTAGCAATTTCGACTGCACGTTTGAGGCCATCTTTGAACTCCAAGTTCTCTAATATGCAGACTAAGTTCACTGCATTGCCACCCTTACCACAGGTGTGACAGAAATATAAATTGTCATAGGTATTGATGACAGCTGAGCGACGACTATCGCTATGCAAACAGCAACGCACTGATGCACTCTTACCTTCACGCACTTCACCGCCATAGTTGGCAACGATTGCCCCTATTGGGATTGTGTTGGCGTCAACGTCTCCTTTGAAACGCTTGCCTTTGTGAACCCTGGACCAGTCTTGTGTTGACATACGCACCCCTTCATATCGCACTTATCGTGCCAGTGTGCAGCACGCTTGAGGTGATTAGATTGGTTTTCTTGTCCTGCTTTAAGACAGTTCAGGCAAATCATCTTGTATCAATTCCTCTTCGATAGTTGAAACTTCAACTACTTCTGGTACAACTTCTTGTACCGCTTCTACTGGTCCTGTTGATGTACTGATAATTCCTTCTGGTACTGGCATTACTGTTTCTCCTTTAACCATTGTGCTAGGTCTTGAATAACCCAGGCTTGTTCTATTGAAGCGTTGCGACGCTTAACCACAACATAGGATAGAGGCACTTCCCCAAGATCCCTAGCCTTTGCGTAGTTAAGCGCCTCAACTTGCGCTTCTCTCCAGAATTCAGGCAAAGAAAGGGTTGCCCTGTTCTTGAGTTCAAGGATATAAGTTTCGCCCGCGATGACCGTAACCATATCCCCTTCATCCTTGCTACCCGCTTTTGTCAAGCGCTCAGCAAGAACTCCCATTGACCGTAGCCATTTCATTACATCAGTCTCAAACTTCGATCCCTTTGCTTTATTATACTGGCTCACTGTCATCCTCTATTAGTACCTTATTGACGGCAAATACTTTCTCTCCATCTTCAACAACAACGCTAACGATGTTAGCCTGTATCAACAATGAAGCAAAAGCTGCAAAGTCTTTCTCTAGTTTAGCAATACGATTCTTTACATACTGCATCTCTGTATTAGCCATTACGCAATCCTTGCCTGATGCAACGCATCGTGTCTATAAGATCTACCATAAGCATCAGCATCACCAATTTGGCAAGCTGCATAGTTAACTAACAACGCTGCCCAATCACTTGCATCTGCAGTGTGTGGACCAAAGCGGTTCTTGACTGCAGCTACACGCAAGGTAGCCTGTGCTGGGTCATAACCTAGCGTCAATATCAGCGCCGGTAACTGACTTACTTTACCGTGAATAGCCCTGCGATGAGGTGGATTAGTAGGTGAACCATACTCAGATTGCTCTGATACGTGATGCAATACTAGTACGCAAGCCTCAGTCTTTCTGGCCATATCGTGCAGTTCCATCATAATCGCTCTTAGTCCAGCCCACTCGTTGTCTGTCTCAGCAGTTACGTTCATCAAGTTATCAATGACGATCAACTCAGGTGGCTGTCCATAGAGTTCAACATAGGCTCTAATCTCTAACTCCAAGTCATCAATATTAGGAGATGAATCGAATACCCATTTGACGTGACCAAACTTTTCAAAGTGATGGTCGTAATAATGTGAATCGGTTGCAAGGTTGTTCTCAACAGTTACCTGTGAGTGACCGGATGTATGAGCAGCAGCTCGCATCATCACGGTAGTTGTGTCGGTGTCGGCAGAAAAGAAAAGCGTTGGCACTTGTGCCTTGATAGCATAGACAAGTGCAAACATAGATTTACCAGCATTAGGTGCAGCTGCAACCATACATACTTGGCCACGTCTGAACTTGATTTGCTTAGCAGCAAGACTACTCCATACGTCAGGTAGCGGTGTTGCTTTAGTAAGCACACCACCCCACGCACGAGATAAATCAAGCAACTTCGTTTCCTTTCATACGTCTTGCTTGGCGAACTGCTCTGCGATCTTTGTCGGTTAGGCCGCCCCAGATACCAAAGAGTTCATTAGCGATACCCCACTCAGCACACTCGCTTTGATGTATACAAGACCTGCAAATAGACTTTGCAAACTTTGCATCGGTTTGATTGATGCCACCCTTTTCTTGCTCAGGGAACCAAAAATCTCCACCTACTGTTGCACAACTTGGCGACTCAAATTCATCTGGTCGCCTCATCTACTATCGAATCCAGATAGTGTCGCACTTGTCTGTTGCACCCTTTGGTGCAGCACACATATAGCCCTTCCAAGGACCCTTAGACGATACGCCTTCACGATAGGCCATTGCACCGTGACGGCAAACATTGTTACCCGTTGATGCTGATGCAACTGGTGTTGCGTTAAACTGTGCAGCAATTGATGCAACAGTTGGTGCTGGTGCAGGAGCTGCTACTCCACCGGTAAATTCTGTACCAGTTGACTTAATGAGTGTAGATACCATTGCAAGATCAGTAAGACCTGTCTCTAAATCTTTGACATCTTTTGCATAAAGATTGATAAGTGTTCCGTCTGCTAACTTGTAGTTAACTTGGAACTTTGTTCCTTCTGTAGCCATTTACTTTCCTCCAGTTTGTTTAATAGATAACCGTTGTGATTCTGTACCAAACTTCTTGGGAACATACCCAAGTAGTTTCTCTACCTCGCTACTATCAACAGTCTCACGACCCTTAACAGTTGTCCAACTTACTTCGATGCCACTATTAGTAACACCTAGTAATCCTTCAAAGCTAGACTTCAACGATTCTTGTTGCTTCTCTAGCTCTTTGATTTGCACTGCTAACTGTAAGTACAACAGTGCGTTCTTGTCAACATCTGCGTCATCAATGATAACTTCACTGACTGACGTAAGTTCTTTTTTTAGACCAACGCATCCCATCTGCCCACTTGCGTCATAGAACTTACAATAGAACTGGCAGTAAGTCGAATCCTTTTCTGGTGCTGGTGCTTCCTTTGCTTCCTTAACAGCCGCTAGCCAACCGAGTGCCTCAAGTGCGATTGATTCATCGTAGTTCTCTGTATGAACTTTGACGTCTCTCTCATCGCCGTCCCTTGCGATAGCCACAAGTGACACTCGGTTGACCGCATAGCCGTTCTTAGCTAGGAGGTAGCCGTAAAGTTGTACCTGCCAACGTTGTTGCGTTGATGGAAAGTAACCAAGATTCTTGATCTTAGAAGTTTTCCAGTCAATGACATCACCGGTACCTGGTACAAAACAATCTATGTGTGCCTTCATACCGTTGTATTCCACTTCGGTTTCAATAAGCACATCGGGATTATCTGCTAACGCTTTTTCAATCTCTGCGTGAATAGCAGTTCCCATAATAGCTGCAAGTTTTAATTCGTTATCGTTAGTTTCTGGTTGGTCGTTAAGACGATACCAAACTTTGCGACGACATCCACCAACTTCTGATGGACCAATCTGCACTTGCGTAGAACGTGAACGCTTGGCGTCTCCTGCACGCAATGCAGTTAATAGTAATTCTTTTGGGTCTGTCATTTCCTAGCGCCTCCTAACACCTTTCTTGTACTACAAACTGTAAAGGTTTACCAGTGTTAGCGTCAAGTACCGAAGCGATTTCAACGGCTTTACGGGCGTGTCGTTTTGCGTAATCTAATTCGATATCATTTTTTCTAACTCCATAGAGATAGCCAAGAGCAAGCTGACCACCGCTACCAATACCGTATAAACCGAGAGAGTTTTGGAAAAAAGAGAGGTCACAAGCAACACGGAAGATATTGCCATTAAAGCTAAGTAAATAATCGAAACCACCATCTTTGTCTGCCTTACTGTAGTCGTAGTTGTTATCATTAAATGCTGTGATGATACTAGGTATCACCTTCCTACCCATAAACAAAACCGGATCTTCATTACGATAGGCCGGAGGTTTCCAGTTATAGGAAAGAATATCTCCGGGACGTGTATCACCAGAGATTGCTAATAGAAACTTATTCACTTCAACAATCTTGGGCGTACTAGTAGCCAAGGTCACGAGGTTGTCCTCGGTGATCTGTGAGTCAGCTACTAGTAAGGCGTAGTCAATACCTTCGATACCCACGATAGTTGTCATAGGTTAATCCTAACAGGTAACGGCGTGTCGCTACTAGGCGACACCCTACTGGTGATTACAATATGAGCCGTGAGGCGAATTAAACAGGTGGGCGCCCCCAAGGGGCGCACGGGTGGTACTGTAACACTACGGTTGCCGTTCCGTCTACCAACCCTGCCGTCGTTTAGACGGCGCAGAGATGACCTTCCTGAACCTTTTGGGACCGATATGCGGGCTTTGGGACCAGTCCACGTATGTTCTTGTGGCTCTCAAGTATTTAACGTCTTAGCCAGTTTTGAAGATTATGAACTGGTCTGGTATTTTCTTGATGCTACCTGTGCTAATTGCGGGAACCTAGTAATAGTTCCCTGTCCAGTAGACAAATAATTTTAGGCAACAAAAAAAGGCCCCCACTCCCGTAGGAGTGAGGGCCGATAGCCTCGCAGTCAAACTTTACTTTTTGACGGTCATCGTCAATGTATTCTTTGGGTTAGCCCAAGCAATAATTACAGGGACTACCGCTAACCAAACTGCATTAGCTGCGTGCTTCCAATCTGATGTTGTGAAATCTAGTGGGAACTTGCCGATAACTACTACTGCTGTGAGTAGGTTACCAACAAACCATTTGGCCCACATATTTAGGACTTTGTTATTGAATTTCATTACTTGCTCCATTTCGGTCTACCGAACCCAACAATAAATGCTGGGAGATTACGTTTATTATTTTTCTTGTAGGCACGGATCCGTTCTGCTACTTCACCACCATTGGCTTGTGAACCTTTGGTTTTGTGTTCTGGTGAGGTATTGCCTTCAATCGTTGTGACAGTTCCATCTAGGTTATCTTTCACAACAATACCAACGTGCTCTATTGGAGCACCGCCTTCTACAAAGTCAAAGAAAACTATATCTCCAGGTTTAGGTTTAGCAGTTGTTGCATTTGACCAAGTGCCTATTCCTTGAAAGCCAGTAACTCCTGCTGGTGTATAAACACAGTTAGGAATTGTTTGCTTGACTTGCGCTGCACACCACATAACAAATGAGCCACACCAAGGTTGACCATCGTGTTTTGTAAAAGCCCCATACTTAGTATGGTTATTACCGGTCTCGACAGTGCCAATTTCTTTAGTTGCTATTGCAATAAAATCTGTTGCTGTTGCCATTATTCTGATTCCAATTTTGTTTTGATAATTGCTTGGTTAATTTTTAAGTCAATAGCATCTCGTTCGATACGATCTATAGCATCCTTCATAGATTCACCGCCATTGTTATACAACTGGTATTTAATCTTTTGTAGGTCATCACAGATAGGCTCTAGTGCCAATTCAATTATTGTCTTTACTGTGTGGTGGAAAGCTCTCCACAAACCAAATAAGATTCCAGTGCCTACAAAGAAATAAGCGTAAACAATTCCGGATATATCTACTGCTGGCATTATGCTGTCCGAATCGTAACTAGTAGTAAACCGCCATAACCTGAATAGCG